CAAAGAAGATACTAGTTAGTGCCTTCTTTGAAGCAAACTAAGTAGTGACAATTCCTGTCACTATAATAACTGGAGACATAATATGTCAACTACTATCAAAACTCAATATCAAGATGTACATAACTTATTACAAGACAATGCTGGTAAGAAGCTTACTACTAAGCTAATGGACCAGTTTGTTGAACTAATGCAATCTAAAGTTATGGCTAAGACTTTCAAGAAAGATGATGAAGGCATTGTCACTCATGTGTATTGCTATTATCATAAAGAATGGGAAAATATATCTGAGATTGACTATGGCAAGAAAGCTAGTACAAGTACTGGTTTGAATACAATGTGTAAGCAAGGTGTTTCAAACTGGACTAAACAACAAAGAGTAATGAAGTTAGCAAAAGCTAAGTTACTTGATGATGTTGCTAGTGGTGAAGTCGAAGCAAGTGAGCTAGCGAATAGCATTGCATTGATTGATGAGCAAGCTAAACAAATCAAGCCTTATGAAGTAACTGTTGTTGAGACTGAAGAAGTCGAAGCATAACTAAAGAGTGAGGGAGGTGACTTAACAGTTGTCTCCCTTTTTCTATTGCTAGTACTCATTCATTTATCAATACAATATATATTAATATATATAATATATATATATAATAATATACTGAAAAAGGGTTCAGTACTATCAGTAACCAGCATAGTAAGGATTAAACATACATATAAAACAGGTCATGAAAGACTTAGTATTATCTATATTGATATGAACTGCATGACTAAACGAATAATCTACAAGATCACATCAACCAAATCCGTCATCAAATAATAATCGATACTTATATAATTATATATATAACTACATATAATTCAACTACGGACCTATTTCGTACGTCTAAACGAGTTTTATATGTCAATTTTGACGATAAATAATCGATGCACAAAATAAATTGTACATTTTAATAAAATCATTAGCTATGGCACTTCACTTAAAAGAGAATAACAATAAACTAGCTCGCCCTGAAGATACGTTTGTCAACAACACGGTAGACTTCATATGAAAGATGCCAGACAAAATAAAAGTATACATTCGCAGAAAAATAGATTATAATAAAATCCTCATTTGAGACAACACTAAAAACAGGAAATTTATATCATGGCCACGATTAAAAAAGCATACCAACCAATCATCTCCCTTTTGGAAGCAAATCCAGATGAACAAGTCTGCAACATCCTCGTACAAGCTATCGCTCTTGCGAGTGCTAAGACTGGTGGTGGAGGTGGTAAAGCAACTGCTCATCACCGTGATGAAGATGGCAACGTCACTGCGATTCACTGCTTCTACCACAAAACTTGGATGGACCCGAGTGTTGTTGAGTTCGGTAAGAAAGCATCCAGTGCTACTGGCTTAAACAGTATGTGTAAAGAAGGTGTCTCTAAATGGACTAAGCAACAACGAGCATACAAGCAAGGTAAAGAAAGCTTGTTAGAAGCTGTTGCAAGCGGCGACTTACTTGCTGAAGATGTACCATCAGCTTTAGAAGAGCTTAATACTCTTCGCCAGGTCATCACTCCATTGGAAGGTGACTATCAAGGATTTGAAACTCTTGATGAATGTTTAGCTAATAGCTAGTAGGCAAGAACCTATATGAGGGAGCGAGAACTCCCTCTCTTTTTATCCTCCATCAGTCATTCAAAAGGAGCTAAACAAATGATAGAGCAGTTAAAAGGTGTGCTGTCCTTGGGTGCAGATGAAGACCGAGTGTGTGAGCTGTTTAATCTCACACACCTGTCACTTCGTCAGCTAGTCAAGAGGAACAACCTCACATTAGATTTCAGTATAGTATCAGAGTCTATGTTAGATGAGATAGTAGAACAGACATTACTGTACGAGCAAATAATGAATAGATATGGCTTAAGCTTTGCCATCTCTCATTCGATAGCCAACGGTACTTATGAGCTTCCTAAACGACAGGTTCCTATAGACCATATCACTCTTCAGTCGTTACTACAACAAGGCATGAGCGTGGGTGACATTGCTTCACGGCTCAGCAGTTCTAGTTACTACATTAAGAAAGCTATGAAGAAGTACAACCTCAGTTCTGAGGCTCAACGTAAGAAGTTGACTGAAGCTCAGTACGATGAGATAGCTAACATACTTATAGAAGGTCAGGTACCATCTAAGGACATTGCCAGGCTATACAATATAAGTCCTAGCATGGTGTCTCATATTAGAAATGACACCTTGATAGACAAGCCTCCCAGGAAGCCTAGGAAGCACGTCGAGCCATCATTAGTTATAAGACTAATAGATAAAGGATGTACTCAACAAGAAGTAGCACAGCAACTTGGTGTCTCGCAATCATCAGTATCGAGGGTTGTAGCATGCAGAAGTTTATAGATCTGGGTTGGTATACTGTACCACTAAAAGGCTCTCTCAAGAGAATAGCCGACAGTAAAGACAAGACTATTCCTCAGTTCTCGAAAGGCTGGAGAGTTACGTTCAGCGAGAAGTTTAACAAGAAAGCCACAGCTATAGGTGGTGTTATCACTGGTGAGAAGAGTGACATCATAGCCATCGACTGTGACAACAAGAATACATTAGCTATGTTTAGAGCAATGGACCCCGACTATGAAGCTGTCTTCATCTCTAAGGGTAAGGATGCAGGAACATTCATATACAAGTATGAACCAGGTATAAATACTCACAGTCCGACTGATGGGCTACTAGCACTGGATGTTTACAGTAATAATGGCTTTGTGTATCTACCAACGAAAGCTAATGAGACTAAAGAAACCTGGGACAAGATACCAGTAATCAGAGATATGCCTGCAACAACCAGGATTCTCCTCCATCAGCTCCAGAAACGAAACCAGACAATAGATACTAGTTATGCTCATACAACTCAGACACGACCCTGTTTGGCACCTCTATTGACTCAGTTTATTGGAAAGCGAGGTGAGTTTATACCATCTCTATTCAAGATTATAACTCCTAGAACATTCAGACAACTTGAGCAGTATCAAGAGTATGGCTATCTGCATCCTGATAACGTGCCTGATGGTCGTGGAAGTGAGTATCTGTCACAAGTAAGTGCTATCCTGGGTGCTGATGAGAGTGTTGACCACGAGCTGTACATTGACTGCATGACTGGTATCAACGACCTGTTCACTAAGCCACTGGATAACGACCGACTAGATGCTACTATATGCGGACCGATGATAGAAGGCAATAGCAGTATAGCTGGTGAGGTTATATGGAAGTACAACGAGTTCTGGTCTGAAAAGAGAATGACGGTGCTGACTAAGCATGGTCTCATTGTTGACCTGGCGTTTGATGACAATCGTAACCTATACTACTTTATTGACATGACGAATGAGAAACTAAGGAACTTCTCTAGAGACACTGACTTCATTGCTTACCTGGATGTTACTGTGAGCGACGTGTTACCTAAGAAAGCCGCTATGAAGAAGGCTATACCTCTGGTGCATATTAGAAGTGACCCATCGCAAGTCTTCGGCTTCTGTCAGAGTGACCAGCCACAAGTATTAGCTTTCAATAGCTTTAAGCCAACACCAGAGCTAAGCATAATTCACAACCCTGAAGACTATAAGAAGTTCTACAAGCCTCCAGTGAATACACTTAGGTATCTTGAATGTCTAGTACCAGATAAATCTAACAGAGACTACCTGGTGCAATTCATAAAGCGTAAGCTATCTTACTTTGAGTACTCTCCTATAGTGCTATACTTCCTTGGTGTACCTGGTTCTGGTAAGGACACGTTTGTGAGAATACTAGAAGTTATCATGGCTGGTATGGCAAGACCTACCACCAATGAATTTCTTGAGAAGTATAACTCCTGGTTGTTAGACACTTACTTTGTACAGCTTGATGAATACGGTGACCAGCTGTCAAGGCAGTCTGATAAGGACATGGTTAAAGGACTACTCAAGGCGTATACTGGTAAGCCATCAGTTATGATTAGAGACATGAGACAAGCTTCGTATGCTGTCAAACATGCTTTCACATTTATAATGACAGCTAATGTAAATCCACTGATGCCTGATGAACAAGATAGACGAATTCACTTAATGGAAACGCCTAATAGTTTAGACAGTCAATCCTGGTTCTCTGCGGACGTTCATGACCAGATTATTAGTGAGACTAAAGACTTCTGTTATTACTTGGCTACGGAGATTCCTATGATGTCTAAGGACGCATATATGACTCCACCGAAGTCTAAAGATAAGCATAAGTTAATCGCTGATAGCATGTATGCAGCACAACGTATAGGCTATGCCTTAGAATATAACATGGTGCAGTACCTGGTAGACTTAGCTGAGGATAACAATGCACCTGACTTTGCTGCGGGTGTGCAGAGAGGCTCGTTTACTAAGAATGCACTTGAGACTTTGTATGACGAACTAACAGACTATAAAGGTGACCCTAAGACTGTAGCTAAGATACTTCGTAAGAAAGGATTTACCGCACAAGTAAAAACAATAAACAATATCAGGGAATACATGTACTATCTTAAAGAACATAACCCATTTGGAGAGGAGACAAACGAATGATAACTTATCAGTTTAGATATAAGAACAACCCTCGTGTGTTGCATAAACTACACACTGGTGAAGAGCAGGCGAAAGAATTCTATCATCAGTATTACTCAGTTGGTGATGAAGTAGAAGTAACGAGAGAAGACGACAGTGTGAGCGTTTACTCACAGGACTATAGAAGGAGAATGTTATGGGATTAACACTAACAGCACCAAAAGACGGTTCTTGCTTAAGAGAACGACAACGAAAGGAGTTAGCTTACGATGTAGCTCTCTTCTTACTAACGGAGGAGATTTCAGTTGTAGAATTTGGAGCCACTGGACACATGGAGTTAACTAAACGTGAAGTAGCCAGACTACGAGCACAATACATGAGGGGTAACAATCATGCCAGCAAGTAACTACCCTGATGATATCAGGAACTATGATAAAGACCCAAGGAGTCCTTACTATGAGTCTCAGCACATTCAGTGCACAAATGGTAGCTGTGATATTTTTAAAAGTGAAGAAGACATGGATGAAGACGGACGATGCTCTCCTGAGTGTGAAATACAGTACTGCCCGATTTGTGAAGACGATGAATGTGGAGGATGTGAAGATGAAAATCCTACCTTAATGATAAATAAATGGAGAAATGAATATGACTAGAGAAAATGCGAAATTAATATACCTACTTGATGATGATATAATGAGAGCTATCAACAACAACCAAGAAGTAAAGCTGACTAAAATGATAGACAACTTACGTAACATAATGGAGAACGAAGATGAGACTTGATAAGCTAGAAATAAGTAGACCTAGTTGGGGTAAAAATAAAGGCAAGTTAGTTGGCTCTATAGAGTTTACTAATGAGCTTGGTAAAGTCACCTTAAAGCTAAACAAAGAGCAGGTTGACCATATTTTTGAGGTGTGCGCTGATGGTATACTTACAGTTGCAACAGCCGCGGCTGAAGAGATGACAGCTAGAGTTATAGAGCACAAGAAGGAGATTAGTCATGACGCTTGAGCTAATAACCGTGGGTATTGCAGTTATAGTGATTGTCATACTTTGTGCAATACTTTTTGTGGGAGCTTTAATGGACAAAGAAATTAGAGAATACTACGATTGCCGTGTATGCGGAGCGCCTAATAATAGTGATAATTGTTGGAGATGTGGGGATGAGTGACTCTAATTTAGAATTTCTTCATCAGAAAGAGTTTCAGGATTTAACCTTTTTTGATGTTAAATGTGGTCATGATATAAGCCCTGAAGCTCACTGTTTTGAATGCGAAGTTGAGGGTTTAAAAAATCAAGTACAAGAACTCAAAAAACAACTCGCATACATTGATTTAACCTTAAATTTAATTGACGAACTTCCAGATTTTCTGAAAGACCAAGCGGTTTGAGCGCAATATATGTCACTCATCAAGTGAAAATGCAAAAACATGTTACAAAGCTAAATATGGAGTAAAGTTATGAACGATTTAGATAAGCAGTTCCCGGATGTATTTTTAAACCTAGAAATTTTAGCTGAGGAATGTGCAGAAGTAATCAAAATAAAATCTAAGATAATTAGGTTTGGTGTGCGCCACTATCATCCTAAGGATCAACAGGCGAATATAAATTGCTTAGTTCAAGAGCTAGGTGACATATTAGCCCTTATTGAAATATTAAAAGCCAATGGAGTTATGAAACAAGCTGAATTGGATTTGGCTGTACAAGTTAAATTGAACAAAATGCCACAATGGTACACACCGAATGAAGTAGAGAAATAAAATGAACGTAAAAAATGAAAATTTGGTGAAGGGTAAGGATTATCTTGTTGGTGATGAACTTGATAAATTAGAAATTAGAAAATTCTTAGTTATTAACAGCTTAGACGTAGCCCTTTTTGAGACCGTTACAGTAGCTAATTCGGCTTACGGTGGGTATAAATGCATAAAAGAAACTGAACCTAAATACTGGTCACTCGACACATGTCCTTTGCCGCCGTTTACTGTTAAGTGCAAAGCTATTGGTTGGTATTCAACTGTACATGCAATAAGCGATCGGACTGTATCGTTACCTAGCGGATCATACACGTACAGAGAGATTTTTGAAGAATATCTGTACATCCCAGACAGAACCAACCGAAAAATAGAGTTGCCTTGTGGGATAAAGAAATGAAAGATTTAAATGAGCAGTTCCCTGATGTAACTTTAAACCTAGAAATTTTAGCTGAAGTAGTACAAATAAAATCTAAGCTAACTAGGTTCGGTGCATATAACTATCATCTTAAATTGAACAAGCCGAGTCTATAAGAATTATTAACCTAACTAAAGGAAATAAAATGAAAGTGATAAAGAAACTAAAGCTTAGCAAAGATTTTACTGAGAAGTTACTGGCTACAATCAATGATGAAGGCTCAGCTGCTACAGTACTCTATGTAAGAAAATTAGTCTATGATGCATTTGAATTAGGAGTAAACTGTGATGAAAAGAACTTTGGAGAACAAAAATGATAATACTTAAGATAATGGCAATGTACTTGGCCTTTGGCTTCTTTGCATACCACACAGCATTTTGGCTGTTCAAGAGGCTAATGCCACGCATAGACAAATTCAAGTCATACAACTTAGCTCAGAAAGGAATCTTCATGCTAGGTTTCGTCATTGGCTACCCACTTGATGTAGTTTTCAACATGCTGTATGGTAGTCCAGCTCACTATCTGTTTAACAGGTATGATGGATTCTCACATGCATATAGCGTCTTCTGGCCTGACTTCAGTGATGTAACTTGGAAGCACACTAAGAAGTTAACGCTGACATACAGACTTCAGACCATAGTTAATGTTGCTCCTAAGAACAGCAAGACATATGCTGAAGCCAGACGTATAAGTATTAAGCTTAACAAGTATGACCCTGGACACATTATTGGTATAGCTGACCAGTGGAGTAGACAATGACTGAAGTAGCTATTAAGTCGGCAATGCAAATTGCAGGGGCCTCGCCTAGTGCGCGTGTAGTACATAGAGTAAGCGAATGGAGAGTAGTAGCTGCTATATGTGAAGCTAAAGAAGATTGCGCTAGTGAGTGCAACAGAATCTCTAAAACCAGGTTCACAAAGGCTTATAAAAAGAAAAGATACAATGAGCTGTATGAAGCAAGAGATAAAAGAATCGCTGAGTTAAGGAGCATGCTATGATTAACAAACTAATGTATGGCCTATTCGATGCACTGTGGGTGTTCTGTAAGTGGGTACTGATTGCGGCAGGCGTGTTTGTAGTCACATTCACAGTTCTCAGTCATCCACTTATTTCTATATTCTTAGTAGCTATGTTTATAATAGTGGCATCAAGATGATTAAGACATTCGAAGCCTTTATGGCTGACAAAGCTGCCTGGGACATGTACGTAACTGGTAGAGCTGGTACTGGTAAGACAACAAAGCTAGCAGACCTGGTTAAGAACCTGGATAACTACACTGTCTGTGCGTATACTCACAAGGCCTGCTCTATACTGAGAGACAAGTTGCATAACGGCGCCAAGATACAGACGTTGCACTCTTTCTTAAAGAAGCGGCCTACTATTAATAGTAACGCTACTAGCATGAAGCACATTGAAGGTAACGCTGTCATGGGCACATCTGATAAGGTACACGTCATGTTCATTGATGAGTACTCTATGATTGGTGAGCAGGACTTGATGGACATCAGAGCACTACAAGATGACTATGACGGTACACCAGGTGTTAAGGTTGTCTGGTTAGGTGACCCGCACCAGCTACCTCCTGTCGGTGACATGTTTACTTTAGCTCCAAGCGGTGACTACCAGGTTACGTTAACCAAGATATACCGCCAGGCTAAAGATAACCCTCTCATGATACCTCTCAATGAGTTGATTAGCTTTATTGAAGGTGAGCCGGCTCATAAGCTAACAGAGTCTACTAAGTTTATCAGAGGAGTAGACGTAGCAGACCCTACCATGTCAAGGCCTGAGGACAGTGTTATATTAGCTTTCACAAATGCGAAGGTAGAAGAGATTAATGCAAAGATGGAAGGTAAGAACTTACCTGAAGATGATGACATCTTGTTCAGTCCTACTACTAAGAAGACCTATGTGTTTAGTGACCACATCGAATCTTGTGTAGCAATGGCAGGCATAACATTACCGTTCGGTGACAGGGAACTATTAGCTAACTCTAAGTTCAAGACACTAGAACACCTGGTGACGATGGAGGATGTGCTGTACGCAAATGTTGTTGACCATGATGAGGTTGTGCACTGTGTAGCCTATGTCTTTGGTCATGCAACGTTTATGAACAAGCTTAAAGACCTTAAGAGGATTGCTGCGGCGTCTAATAAGGCTATTGAGAAAGCAAATCTAGGTTATAAAGCTGCCGGTTGGGCCAAGTCTAATTACACAACGCCTCTTGCAAGAGCCCGTGCGAAGGCCTGGAGGGACTTTTTAACGTTCAATGAGTGTGTCATGTGCTTAGACTTTAGTCATGCTATGACTGTCCACAAGTCCCAGGGAAGCACCTATGATACCGTTTATCTGGACACAGACGATATTGGCATAGCAACTAACATTGACTATGATTTGTACTTAAAACTAATGTACGTGGGTATGTCCCGTGCATCTAACAAGGTGGTAACAAACTAATGAAAATCAGTACTGGCAGTAAGAAGAGCTTTATGGGAGCGTCGTCATGGCATTATATGAGCAGCGGGCTATAGATGAGCTTGATACTTATCAAGACCACATTATGGCTATGACAGTAGAAGGTCTTGTGTCCAAGACAAGTATAGCTGCAGAGCTTGCCTGGCGGGATGAGGTTATTGAAACATATAAAGCTAAGTTTGAGGAACTTGCTGCTTTATCAATGCAGAAGAAATAAACAACACATTTTAATAAAATCATGATATAATAAGGGCTCTGGTGAATTCCAGAATAACATTAACTGCAATATAAAGGTAACATTATGACAGATGCACTAAAGAAGTTAGTAAGTCCGAAAGGTGAGTTACGTTGGGTAACAATTCAAGGCGACGGCGTTGAGAACATGTCTGGTAGAATGCAGTACAAAGCAGACGTAGTCTTAGACCCGAGCAACAACGAAGTTCACAAGAAGTTCATCGCTAGTATTGACAAGTTTTGGGCTAACAATAAGCCGAAAGGTTTTAAGAAGAAGCCCAAGTCACTAGGCTATTACTTTTGCGATAAAGTACTAGACAAAGATGGCGAGCCTACCAAGAATGATGAAGACGAGTTTATCTACAATAACGAAGGTAAAGTCTCTGTGTCGTTCAAAACGTCAACAACCTATCCTGATGGCAAGACGAAGAAAGTTAAGACTCGTAATGCTAAAGGCTCTGAAGTTAATCTAGGTGAGTCGCTGATTGGTAATGGTTCTGCAGGTTATATTGCTGGAGCTATGGACATCTACGCTGTTAAGAATCCTAAAGGCGGTTTACAAAGTGCTGGAGTAACATTCTACTTAGATGAAATTAAGTTAACTAAGTTAGAAGTGTTTGAAGGTAGTGACCCGTTTGGTGAGTCTAACGACGAAGACGAAGGCGGTTGGACTGGTGAAGACGAAGATGCTTTCGTTGGAACTAATGAAGAAGACGCTAAGCCTCGTCTTTAAGCTAGTTGGGTGTAGAACTTAGTAGTTGACGATGAGCCCTTCAAATACCCTCAGAAACTGCAGACCAGTGAGAAGCTGGTCAACACTAACCTTATTAGTATAAACATTGGAGACTAGCATGATAGGCATTATATTTCAAGGGTGGTCTAAGAAAGTATACCATTACAAAACAGCTGGTATTGACTTTAAAGTTGATGACCAAGCAGTGATTAAAGACACAAACGGCATGCTGCAAGTAGTTACAGTAACACACGTAGATGTCACTAAAGAAAAGTCCAACATTAAGTATAAAGAAGTATTTGGAAAGGTGCTTGCAGCATGAAAACTTACATCACTTTTGGGCAAGACCATACTCGTACAATCGATGGCAAGACCATTGACAAAGACTGCGTGGTAGTTCTAGAGAGTAACTCGCAGGAAGAAGGTAGAAACCTGGCTTTTGAGCTGTTCGGACCTAAGTTTTGCTTTGAGTACCCTGAAAAGCATTGGTACGAACCTTCCATGAAGTACTATCCTCGTGGCTACATAGCCTTATGAGTACTCCATATAAGCTAGTAACTTTCAGTGAGCTAGTCCTAGACAATGATAAGCCGCTGTTCTTTGATGTAGAAACATGCGGTTTTTATCAGAGGATTAGATTAGCTCAGTTCTTTCAAGAGGGTAACGATGAAGTTCAGATGATAGAATGGCCAGAGCCTGTACTGCTCTGTGCACTTCTTAATAACTTTAAATTCGTTGCTCATAATGTTCACTACGAAATAACCACTCTACAACAGCAAACTGATACTAGGTGGATTCCACCAGCCTACGAGTGTACCTTATTGCTAGATAGATTGCACCATTATAGAGCTGAGAAGTTCAGTCTTGATGCAGCCCTGGAACGTACTATAGGACATTGCCCATACAAAGCTCAAAGCTTAGACAAAGCGAAGCTGCAAAAGTCTAACTGGAAAGCTGACAGGCTAACTACTGACCAGCTGCTGTACGCTGCCACTGATGTCTATCATATGCCTGAGCTCTACAAGCTTATAAAGCATGAAGAAGAAAGCATGAGCTATAAGCTAGATAAGCTAACCTTAGGCTACTGTTTAGACTTTCAATGGAATGGCATGCCTATAGACCATGAGCGAATCGCCACTCATCTTAATGAAAATAATACCAGGATAGCCGAGATTGCTCTACCTGTCAATTGTAACAGCTGGCAACAAGTCAGGCCTTACATAGATTCTAAGCACTCTGATGCGTTAGGATTAGCTATGGCTACTCTTAAAGGTAACGATAGAGCTAAGGATGTCAATGAAACTAGAAAGCTCATAAAGCAGAATAGCTTCTTAAAGAAGTACGACAACATGATAGAGCTCATAGGTAAGTTCATGCCTAACGCAAGGTCTGGCCGATTAGTTTCTAAAGATGAGAATAAGCAACAAATACCTAGAAAGTTAAAAGACTGCTTCGGCGGTGAACTAATGGTATACGCTGATTATGCTCAACTTGAGCTTCGTACTATAGCTTGTATAACAAACTGCTCTTTAATGGTCAAGATGTTTAAAGAAGGAGTTGACATTCACAACTTTACAACTGAGATGATATTCGGCAAAGAGTGGACGAAGACCCAACGGCAATTGACTAAGACAGCTAACTTTAACTTCTTGTATGGTGGTGGAGTTGGTGTGTTTATTAGCATTCTTATACTGCAAGCTTCTTTGTGGTTAGAAGAACGCGAAGGTTATTCACTACGTAAGAAGTGGAGAAGCTTGTGGAATGAAATTTATACCTGGCAGCAGCGAGGAATAAACGCCTGGAAGAAAGGTAAGCCTTGGACTACACCTCTTGGCCGCAGATATGTCGGCAAGATGATGACTGACCAACTTAACATTCAAAACCAAGGTGCTGGAGCAGAAGTAGCAAAGCTAGCACTGCATTACATGATGCCAAAGCTGACTGCTTTAGGTGGCTGTTGCTTAGTTAACTTCATCCACGATAGTTTTATAGTTAAGGTAGATAATCACGACTTAGAAATAGCTAAGAGAGTTGCGGTTATCATTGCTGATTCTATGCAAGAGGCTTGGACTGAGATGTCTAAGCTATTTTTAATCAAGGACCTTCCTATGCCAGTCAACGTTCTTGTAGGAGAGAATTGGGGTGACATGGAGAATGGCGACTTTATATGGGAGTTAAAGCAGTAATGCAAAAGTACGAGCAAGATTACATGAAGTTAATAAACAATGTAATGCTAATGGGAACTGCTAAACAAACTAGGAATGGTGCAACAAAGTCCTTGTTTGGTCAGCAACTTAAAATAGACATGACTGATGGTAACTTTCCATTGATTCAAGGTCGTAAGATGTCCTATAAAGGAATACTAGGTGAGTTCGCTGCGATTATTCGTGGTCCTAAATGCTTAGCAGATTTTGAGAAGTGGGGGTGCAACTACTGGAAGTTGTGGGCCGATGACAACGGTGACCTAGAAGTTGACTACGGTAACGCCTGGCATGCAGATGGACAGTACGAGCGACTGATAGACAAGCTAAAGAATGACCCTAGTGACAGACGAATGATAATCAACGGTTGGAGACCAGAGAGACTAGACAAACTTAGTTTACCTTGCTGTCACTATAGCTATCAATTCTGTGTTGCTGAAGGTAAGCTAAGTATGGTCTGGCTTCAGCGTTCAGTTGATATGATGATAGGCTTGCCTTCTGACTTCGTCCTGGCAGCTACCTGGCTTATAGTATTAGCTAATGAAGTTGGACTGGACCCTGGAGAAATAACAATGCAGCTAGGCGATTGTCATGTGTACGAAGAACACTGGCTAGGGGCACCTTTGTATACGTCATCCGCCTTCCAGGACATGCCACCAGTAAGTTATCAACTCTTAATACCTGAAGGCGTATCGTCTAAAGTTATGACGCCTGAATGGTTTGCTCTGCAATATGAGAGTCTACCAGTAATGAAATTTTTACTTAAGGAGTAAAATATGCTTGAAGTTTTTAAAAGGGTCTCTGTCTGGAATAATGCCAGATACGAACAAACGTACAACCGTGACCTGGCTATGCAGTTGCTCAGAGAAGAGTATGCTGAGTGGCTTGCGAAGGACGGTTTAGTCAATGAAGTGAAAGAACTAAGCGATATTATATTTGTGGCGATGGGAGTTATCTGGAAGCTTGATGTAAGTGATGAAGATAACCAAACCTGGGCAGACCATAGTGGACAATACGTGGCTAATCTACTACAGCTATCAAACTTGGCACCTGCTTATTATGTAGGCTCGTTGCTAGACATGATGGAAGACGCTCATTTGTCGCCTCTGAATGTTTGCCACGTTATTATATACTTATGTTTAGCTCAGCTGAGTTACATAGGCCTAAGTGATGAGTGCACTACGGATTGCATAAACGCCGTCTGTAATTCTAACGATAGTAAGGCCGTAAAGAAGACTGCTTCAGGTATCAAGGCTAACCTAGACAAAGGTGAGTCGTACAAGAAAGCAGACACAGATTTATTAATTATTTTAAGCAAAGAGGGATTAACAGAATGTCTATCACTAGTACACTAAAATCAAGAGGTAAGCGGTATGGTAAGTTTGTAGACCACGCTGTAATCAGTCAAGACTTACAAGATGTAATGAGAGATTGCCGACCTAATGGCAAAGAAGTGTTCAGTAAGCTTGAACCTATTCAGAAAGAAGCTCTTATGATGATTCAGCATAAGGTAGCTCGTATACTTAATGGCGACCCTAACTATGCTGATAACTGGCATGATATCCAGGGCTACGCGAAATTAGTAGAAGACTGGATAGAGTCGTGAACAAGTGGCATGCAAGGTTCATTGCACTGGCTACTGCTGTGGCGGACTTTAGCAAGGACCCAGAGACTAAAGTTGGTTGTGTGATAGTGTATCCAGACAAACGGCAATTCTCTATGGGCTATAACGGTTTTCCTATCGGTATAGCAGACACTGAAGAGCGCCTCAATGGCGAAGGCAAGAATGACCTGATGGTCCATGCAGAACTCAATGCTATCCTCAATGCCAGAGCAGACTTGACAGGTTCTACCTTGTATGTCACTAAACCTCCTTGTATCGGCTGTAGCAAAGCAATAGTCCAGGCAGGTATACTAATTGTGTGTTGTCCTAAGATTGACGACAACTCATCCTGGGCTGGTTTACAACATCTTGGACAAGCTTTATTGCTAGAGTCGGGCTCCAGAACGATTCATTTTGAAGACATTTTGTCCTCAGAATGTGAAACTAAGCCTAAGAAAATAATCCAATGCAGGCCGATTCTGGAGAACAGCAATACAACACATTTAGCTGGAGAACAAAATGATTAAAATTAACAATACTGACATACGACTAAGACCTTCTACGATAGACAGCTTCTTTGGTTGTTCTTACCAATGGGGACTTACGTTCTTGGAAGGTCGGCAATCTAGACCTAATAACCGAGCTGCGATTGGAACTGCTGTTCATGCTGCTGCTGAAGCTTTTTGGACTGAAACTATAGCTAGCAAGAAGAAGGAACCTAACCTAAGTATGATGACTGATGCAGCGATGGAGGCTTGGTCAGAAGAAGCTAAGAAGGACATGAAGTACAGCAAAGAAGAAACTGCCGGAACATCTGCTGCAGTTATTCTTCAAGGTACAGAAGCATTCATAGAGGACATTGTGCCGTTCGCTAAGATACCTAATGCTGTAGAAGAATTCTTTGAAGTTCCTTTAGACCATGCATTAGTTACTTCTATTGGTGGAACTGTTGATTACATTACTGACAGTACTATAGCTGATTTGAAAACCTCTAAGCGCAAGCCTGTTGTTCAGAAACACTCAACTCAGCAGTCAATCTATAAGTTCTTAGCTCAAGCTAATGGTATTGATGTCAAGCACAACTTGATTCAAAGTGTAGTGCTTAAGAAGGTGCCTGAAGGTTCTATTATTGGTATGGAAGCTAATGTACCTCATGCTAAGAAGTTAGTGAACCATATCCTGGACACCTTAGACTTAGTTATAAAGGACGTAGCTCCTATAGAGACTATTCTTAGAGGCAATCCAGGTTACACGTTCTGTGGTGACCAGTGGTGTGACTTCTATAAAGAGTGCCCTTTCTCTAAAGGCAAGATTGACGTTGCTCCTCCCGTGCAGAAGATAAAGCTTTGAACACTAGGGAGGCAGTTAGTACTATACTAGCTGGTGGTAAACTAACTAAGTACCGCATGGCCCAGGACTTGGGCTGTGCTCCTATACTTGTTAACTACTGGCTAAAGGGCACTATTATGGGCACAGACTATCGTGAACTGTTCTATAAAATTTATGGCGTGGAGATAACAGAGTGAATGACAAAGAGATAAAGTACCGGAGCATATTGATGTGGCGCAACTATATACAGACTGGAGATATACACTGGAGTTCTCAGGACGCAGTCAACATTGGAAAACCTGAGAAAGCCAAGATGTTATCGTCAGACCAACAAGAGTTTGTTATACGGCTTGAAGAATTAGCAAAGGAGCAGTTATGATAACACCTTGGAAGCATCAAGTAACAATAAGTGAAGAAGGCGCAGCGATAATAAAAGAGCACATGATGGTCTACTTAGCCATGGAGGAACGCACTGGTAAGTCTCTGACCGCGTTGCTGATAGCAGAAAAGATAAACGTTAAAAACATACTGATACTGACTAAGAAGAAAGCTCTTAAAGACTGGATAATCTTATTGGCTAAGTATGACACTAAAAAATATTTCTCTGCTACAAACTACCATATGGCGTGGAAAAAGTCAGCGAAGTACGACTTGATTGTACTGGATGAGAGTCATAACTACATTAGCTCTTACCCTAAGATAGGTTCTAACTGCGAGCAACTAAAGTTACAGAGAAAGAAAGGGCTGCCTAATAAGAATATATATGACGCTGTAGGCAGACTATGCATAGATAAGCCAATAATTTACTTGTCCGCCACTCCTTATGCTCAAGGTCCTCAACTCTTGTATCATCAGTTAAGTGTCAGTTCTTGGTCTCCATTCAAGAATTATGGAAACTTCTATCACTGGTTTAGACAGTTTGGGCGCCCATACACTATTGAAGTCAGAGGTAGGAAAGTTCAGCAGTACGATAGATGTAACCAGGATTTAGTCATAGGTACTTGCGAGCACTTGTTTATAACTAAGACCAGGAAAGAACTAGATTTTGCTCACGACCCAGTTGATAAAGTTCACTACATAACTTTGTGCGGCAGCACTAGAAAGTTATACAATGAGCTTATTAAGGAGAAGCTAGTGTTCATAGACGAGTTCCATGAACCATTAGTATGTGATACTACTATGAAGCTTAGAGTCAGTCTTCACATGCTAGAAGGCGGCGTCGCTAAGATAGACACTGTGGAGAACGGCAAGATTAAAGCTAACTACCTGGTCTTGGCTAACAAAGAGAAGATAGATTATGTGCTCAAAGAGTTTGGCGACACTCCTGCGTTAGTTATAATGTACAACTACAAAGCAGAACTGACTAAGCTAACAGAGTGCTTCAAGTATGCCAAACTGCTACAAGCTACTAGTTATGCTGAAGGAGTTGACTTGAGTGGTTACAAAGAGCTTGTTATATACAGCCAAGACTATAGTACTGCTAGACACACTCAACGGCGTGCCAGACAGTGTAATAAGAACAGAGAGCTTCCTATAGCTATCCATTATTTGTTAGTTAAGAAAGCAATTAGCGCACAGGTCTACAAGACTGTATCGGTGAACAAGAGAAACTTTGTAGACTCAGTGTTTGAGCAGGAGGAGATATAATGGCTAGGCTGGAAATGTCCAAGTCAACAGCTAAGTGTCAAAAGGTTGAGAATGAAACAAGCAAGCAAATGATAGAACGACTTTACCCACCTGAGAGTAACGTATGAAAGAAACAATGAAAGCGTGCAGCAAGATACCAAAGATAAGCGACATAGCATACCCTGTGCTTGCGTCACCTAAGATAGATGGTTATAGGTGTGTAGCAATAGCTGGAGTAGCGTATAGCAGAACGCTAAAGCGCATAGCTAATGCGTACGTTCAAAGGGTGTTCAAAGAGTTGAACTTACATGGACTGGACGGTGAGCTTATGATAGACGGAGATTTCGAAGACGTGCAGTCTGTGTTCTCTAGTGTGACACATGAGAGGAGCCACGAGTTCTCCTACAACGTCTTTGACTGTCATACGTTAAAGAACGTAAGTTTCCGTAAAAGAGCGCAAGAAGCTGAAACGATAGTTAGAGTTGTGTGTAGCCCGATAGTGAGACTGGTACCTCAAGTGACGATTACAGACTCGACTCAGATGACTATTTATTTAGGCGCTTGTTTAGAACAAGGATATGAAGGAGCAATCGTTAGAGACCCAGAAGGTCCGTATAAAGAAGGCCGTAGCACTATGAAACAAGGTTGGATGCTCAAGCTGAAAGTCTTCAAAGATGCTGAGGCCACCGTTATTGGCTTTGAGGAGCTTCTTCGGAATGAAGACACGTCTACTAACAAAAATGAAAATATGGTTCCTATGGGCACTCTAGGAGCTCTAGTCTTGCGTAATGAGTGCGGGCAGTTCAAAGTAGGTTCAGGTTTCAACACTGCACAACGAGATGAAATATGGCAACGTCGAGACTACTACATTGGTAAGCAGATAACCTACAAGTACCAAAACTTAACTAAGTATGGTAAACCTAGATTCCCTACTTACAAAGGAGTAAGACTAAGTGAGTGAACAAAAAGAACAAGCCAAAGTAATGACTTGGTTGAAAGTTAATAACTACTGGGCTATCAAGACTATTGAGTGCAACAGAGCAGGCATAATGGACATTGTAGCTTGTTCACCTAAGGGTAGGTTTGTAGGTATTGAAATGAAGTTTGGTTCTGGTAGAGCAAGCAAGTTGCAAAGCTGGAACATATTGGAAGTTGCAAAGCGCGGTGGTATTGCCTTTGTAGCTTGGTCACTAGAAGAAGTAATGGAGAAACTAAAAGATGAATAAATTACACGTAGGTTCAAAGCTAATCGTAGCTCAAGTAATGAATAGAGCTGAGTATATTGAGTACAGAGGATGGAAACTGCCTGATGATGAGAACGGTGAAGACGAAGGCTACTTTGTTGAGCACTGTGACGGAGGTAAGTCTAATCACCCTAAGCACGATGGCTACATTTCATGGTCACCTGAGGATGTGTTCAACGAAGCTTATAATCCTAATGGGCAGTTGACGTTTGGTGATGCTTTGTTGATGCTTAAAAGAGGTCACAAGGTTCACCGAGCTGGTTGGAATGGAAGAAGTATGTTCTTATTCTTAGTTAGTGGGTCCACATTTAAAGTTAACAGGGTACCTCTATTAGGCATATATCCTGAGGGCACTGAGATTAACTACCATGCTCACGTTGACATGAAGACAGCTGATGGACAGATTGTACCTTGGCTATGCAGTCAGACAGACATGCTAGCTGAAGACTGGAGTGTAGAACTATGAAACTTGAACTAAGAAGATACTTTGCAGACAGCAAGCACACTAAAGGTTTGCTAATGCACAACGGCAAAATTCTGTGCCACACTATAGAAGACCCTTGGCATGCACACAAGATACCTGGTGAGACTAGGATACCTGAAGGCACTTACAAACTAGGCCTCAGAAAAGTTGGTGGCTTCCATCAAAGGTATGGAGTTAAATTCGCTGACCACAAAGGCATGATAGAAGTGCTAGACGTGCCAAACTATAAGTACATCCTACTACACATAGGTAATTATCCAAGAGACACAGAAGGTTGTATACTTGTTGGTGAATCTGCTAGTATAGGAGCAAGCATAAGTCACTCCACTGCAGTCTATAAGAAGATATACGCAAGTATAGTTTACAATATAATCAAAAATGATTATGGCGTTGAGCTTGAGGTTATCAGTGTCTAGGCTGCTGGAAGTTGCTTTTTACACTGTGATAGTTACATTGCTTGTTGTGCCTATCATTGATTTGTATTACAAAGGTCAAGCTAACCAAAGAAGGACCAAAGAGTGTCAGTTGTATGGTTATTCTACATACACAGATGGTATGTGCTCTAAAGAGGTTCTAGGAGCAAAACGCTCCCAGAGACTGAGCTACTTAAGAAGAAGATTCAGTTGATGACCGCTTCTTCTTTTTCAAGTGTTTCACTTTTTTGTTAGCCTGATGTCTGTGACCACCCATTATACACCTCTCTTTTGTTTTCCACGGTGCCACGAAGCAACACCTAGTATGGCACCTGGAATCGCAAACAATGTAGTCATGGACGTTATAAGTCCTGGTATCATTGTCATGGCTTCTGGTTTGCCACCAATAACAGCTAGATAAGCTAAATAGCACACTAGCCCACACACTATAAAGAATGCCGTTGCACTTATGATACCCCATAAAGGTCTCCAAGCCCACTGCATCCAGTGTTCTGATTTAGACTCTTCTCTCATAGTCTTGTTAATAGTTTCTAGCATCGAAGCAGTCTGTATAGCTTGAGCTTCTTGTATCTTAACTCGCTCATCTGATTGAATCTGCTGAAGCTTAACTGCAGCTGCTGGGTCAGCTTTTATAGCTGCCAGTATCGCACCAGGCTCTTCTTCCGTGCCAAACACATTAGCTATAATACCACCTAGCCCTCCGCCAAGAGGACCTCCGAGTACACTGCCTAAAGCAGGTGCAAAGTCTGCTATTGATTTTCCTAATTCTGACCATTTCATATTACGGCTCCACTGTCCAAGTTCCAATTTGTGCTACTATAGTCCAAGTCGTTAAATCTGTTCTTCTTAGCTTTAAGTATGCACCCTCTTCTGTTGATTCGATATACTTACCTGCTACAGAAGATAAAGGTAAGTACGTTTCTGCTACTCCTGGTGTTAACCTAATAGAACCAGCGTCATCGTCTACTGAAAACTCAATATCCATGTTGCCATTAAAGTTGTTACCAAATGCTGTGCTTATGGTTAGTGCAGAAGCTCCACTTTTAACAACAGATACTACTGACTCAGAACTGCCTATAGAAGAGAAGGCTGAGCCATCTAGCAGTTTGTTAACATCTCTAATAGTTATACCTTCAATGTCTGTGTCTATCTCTACTGGTGTTGTGTCAGTAAGAGAGTAATAGTCTAGAGTTACGTCTACATTCTTGAACCCTACTTGAGGGAATGTGCCATCATCAGCGTAAAAAGCTGTCCTGCACCTCTGAGTTCCTCTGTTATCTTCTACTCTTAAATGGTCTACTGTAAGATTACCAACTGTATTTGCTGCAGTGCTCTGTGCCATGCCTATAGCAGTTTGTTCAAGTTCATTAGTTGAATTAAAACTGTTAGCGTTGATAACATTAAGAGAACCAAATCTAATAGCAGGAGAGTTGTGAGAAGAGTAGTTGTCTAGGTACAATCCTTGATGTCCTGACTGTTCATATACAGCAGTTACAACATTAACAACTCCTGCGGTGGTCTCAGTAAGACCTAACAGCATAGGCGCAATGTTAAATGAAGTCTTAGAACCATAGTCTTTGTGAGAACCGATAGCTATCATTGCAGTAGTTGAAAATCCAGTATTTGGCCAAGCAGATAAGTCCAGATTAACTCCACTTTCTCCACATTCTCTAGTAACAAGACTGTTGATACTTAAGTTGTTTAGTCCTTCTATCGAGGCAGTAGGCTCTATTGCTAGTCCATGTTTATCGGACAGTTCTAAGCTAGTTGTGCCAGACAGACTAAGGAAGTCTTCTACATCTCCTATAACAAGGGCGTCTCCACCACAGTAGTAAGAGCGTAAGTTTGAGATGTTGACTCTTCCTGAGAAAGGTATAACCACGTTGTCACCCCAACAGGAAGTAATATCTGGGTTAGTTAGTATGCAACTGCCATCAATAGACAGACCAACACATGTATCAGATGCAGCCCCAGTGTGTCCAACCTTGTCTCCTATCAATCTTAAGTCTTCCACTGTGTTACTTGTACCTGTTATTGCCATCATAGTGTACACAGACAAAGCGTTGACTATCATTTTAACATAAGAACCAGCTAAGAACTTCAGGTGCATGTTTCCTGACACAGCAAGAGTAGTCCCAGAAGATATTAAGCTCATGCCTGTTGAGAACTGCAGTATGAATTTATTAGCTTTACAACTAGCTAGTGACTGAAGTAAAGCTGCTGAGTCGTCTGTTGAATTGTCATGTTGTGCACCAAACTGCTTGGTAGTCATTATAGGTTCAATATACAGCACTAGCGAAATAGTAGCAGACACCCCTATAACGTCTGTACCATTAGCCGTGACTGTGGTTGCATCAGTAGCAATCCAGTCAGCGCCACCTTGATTACCTGCAACTCGAGCAGTAACTGTTATGACATCACCTATAGCAAGAGTCACAGTGTCGCCAGTAGGAAGTAAGCCTATCATAGCGTTAGCTAAGGTACTAAACCTATTTGTTGAGCTTGAGCCAGAATCAGTCAGTACAACCCAGTAACCTGTACCTGAGTCAGGTGCTACACCAGATGCAGCTGCAGAGTCAAAGATGTAATCTCTGAACAGTGTGGTTGTTGAGTACACTCTGGCTCGCGTGTATAGCGTTATGTCTAGTGCTGACATCTCTTCGACTGTGCTAACAGCGAAAGGTACGTCAACTCTGTTGATGTTATAAGCCTGACTGTTTCTGGATTGACTTACGTTACCTACGCCTTGAAGGATGTCCTGCATTCCAATCAGTTGCTTCTTTATATTCCTTACAGTCATAGTGCTTTCACCTTGTCAGTTCCAGAAGCCATGTAAGTATAGCCTCTTTGTTTTAATGCAATTTCTATGGACTTAGTGTCCCCTTGATGTATAGCTTCTACCTGTATGATGTCTGCTATAGTCTCATGTGTAGCTATCTTGCTCATATGAACTTTAACTGGATTACCCTCACCTTTACCAGACTTAAGAGGACCTTCACCGTACAGCTTAACTAGTGGTGAAGTCTGGTCTTGTGATGCTTCAAAGGCCGCTGCTCGTTGTAGCTTTAGTATGTCTTCTTTAATAGTGGCCGCAGAGCCCAGCTCATCCATTAGGTCTTTTACTGCCTTAACGTTAAGCGGGTTCTCTAGCAGCTTAGCTGCTTTCACCATCATAGCAGCATGCCTACCATCCTTGCCAGGAAAGAACTGCTGAGACTGAGACCATACTCTGGACATTAGAGAGTACCTAGCTTTAGTGGCTAAGTTATCAGACAAGCCTTGATTGATAGTAGGCTGAGTAACAAAACCAGAATTCTTACTTAGTGGAACATCATTCTTAAACACTTTAGCTACTTCACCTATGGCTGCTTTTAGCTTTCTAGCATCTGGTGTAGTGAACTGTATATTATCAAGTTGCTCAGCTAAGGTAGGAAAGTGTATGGCTTGCATATTCTCACCTACCGTGTTCTTCTGTACTAATGTCTGTATAGTTGCACCTTCAGCTTTGATTCGTGCTGACATTGGTAATTGGTTAAGCACATCAGACCATGTGCTATCAGTTGCTGCCATGTACTTAGTGAAGTTTCTAACTAGCACTTTCTGGTCACCAGTCTTACTCAGCATCTTGAACAACGCGTTCTTCTCTAGTCCTTTCATTGTAGAATAAGACTTGTTAGCTGCCTTGTAAGACGACAACCACTCTCTAGGGTCTTTGAACACTGTCTGAGCACCTTTCTCTATCTCAGCATCAATAGTTCTTATAAGAGACCTGAAGCCTTTGTAATCAATAGCGCCTTTCATACCTGAGCCATACTTGAAACCATTAACTAATTGTCTTAAGTCCAGCAAGTCTACAAACGTTCTACTGTCAACTCTATTCTTTATAAGGTCTGCACGTCGTACGAATCGCTCTAGTGCTACAGGGTCTGCTATTTTAGACTTCATGACATTTATTACTGGCTCAATAGCTAAGTTGTGCATGTCAAAGTCGTACTGCTTTGTACCAGGTGCTTCTTGAGCAGCTCGTTTTACAAAGCCATACTGATTCTTAACGCTAGCAACGTAATTATCCAGGTCTTGCTTAACTAAGATAGACGGGTCCTTACCTGCTAGCTCGGCTGCCATTTTATTGACATCCTTAGCCCTGTCATTAACACTATCTGCCATTCGTCTACTAGCTATTGGACTAAGTTTACCAATTTCCTTAATCATCTCTTCGCCGCCAGGCTGAGTGTTAACAAACGCCATGACGGCTTTGTCATTCTGGTTCTCAGGAAGCTCTAGTAGCCTAGCAGTCTGTTCTACAACCTCATCTAGTTCTTCATCTGTAACTAAGAAGGTATCTTTAAGAGATTGCTTAGCACCTAGTGTATCACCGTTCTTTATTTTGTTCAAGAAGTCTGATAGTGGTCCTAATAATTTCTTACCGCCTTTCATAAATGCTACGCCGAATACTTCTCCCATAATAGCCATCTCAGCAGCTGTAGTACCTCTATTAAAAGCGACCGCAGAGTCTAAGTCAGCGTTTAGTGTTACAGCTGCGTCCATGTAATCTAACTGAGAGCCTAGTACAGCTCCAGTAGTCATGCCAACACCGGCACCAAGTATCTTAGTTAGTAGGTTACCTTTAGCGTACTTACTTGCTAGTGTCAATCCTAAGTAGGCCCCACCTACATCGCCTATAAGCTCAAATTTCTCAGCATCGATAGATGACCAGAATCCAGGTCCTACGTCAACTAGCTCACCAGATTTAGCTCTTGCTTGCCATTTACCAGGCCCTAACAAGTAATCCCAATCTGAAGCTTCCGTGTCTTGCTTAACTAACTCAATACCCAGCTTAGCTGACATCTCTATCATTTTGGCGTCAGAAGCCTTCTGGAAGTGCTCTACAGTTGCTCTAGCATCGCTGCTCCCAGCAAATGCTGAGGCCCGCATTACTAGGCTAGTCATGACAGGTGATACTATTTCTAGAGCAGCAGCGTAGTCTCTGTTGCTCAAGTTAGGGTCAAGACCAACAATCTTGTTGTAGGCGTCTCGTCGCTTCTGCTGAGCTGTTCTAGTGACTCTCACATCTTCTAAAGGTACGCCAAGTAAAGCAGCAAAGGACTTCTCTCTAACTAAAAGAGCATTCTCATCCTGCTCATCAAACCAGTCACCTACTTTAGTCCACCAGGACTTACCTTCGTCCATGTCAACATCAGGTACTTCCTGTCCTGCAAACGATACAGCCTGACCCATTAGCATAGCTCTAACTTCTTCGATGCCATAGCCTGAGTCAACAGCTTCTTTTATCCTTGCAGTAGCTGCGAGTATCTCTTTGATATCGCCTTCGCCTTCTCCAGCAGCTTTGTACTGTTCCACTATCTGCTCTTCAGTATAGCCAGCGCCAAAAGCAGTGTAGGCAGCGAATGCAGTAGCAACAGGAGAAGTATACATACTAAATGTCTGAGACTTAGGCTTGAACTTCATTTTTTCTGACAGCGCGACGCCCTCTTGTATTAGTTCTTGCCGCTCAAACGCATTTTTAGGTGGCACACCGTGCATTTCATCAGCTTGTAGTCTGCCATTTACTTCACCCAACCTAGCTACTACACTTGCGTCTACTTCTTGACCAGCGAACTCTATTACAGCATAGTCTGTTTTATCAGGAACTTGATGTTGTCTATACAAGGCAGTCAGCTGCTTCATATCAATTATGCCTGCTTCATAACTATCTAGGTACTCTTCAGGTATGCCGTACTCAGCAGACAGAGACCTTAAGGTCTTAAGTTTGTCTGCTACAGTTAGCTTTACTTGTTCACCGCCACGATGGGCGTAACCGACACCAATCTCTGACAATTTTACAGAGACGTAGGTTATATCGTCGGCTTTCACTGTATCTGCGCCTCTTTGGAATTCAGACTCTAAGCTAAACTTGGCGTCGATGGACTTAGCAAGCCTCTTAGCTGTACTTGACACTTGACCACCGCCATACACAACCTGAGAACTACCTCTTTGTAAGGAATTCACTTTTTGCCCTCTTAGAGGTATCTTTAAGTACCTACTGCCTTTATTCAAGGCATCAACTACACCAGCTTCCATATTCTTCTTAAGCCAGTTGTTCTCGAATGGTGACTTAGGAGGTCCAGCAGGTACCTCGCCTCTGCTTAGAGCTTCTACTTTGTCTAGTTCATCAGGGCTAACTCCGTATCTAGAAGTTATTACGCCTGCTTGCTCAAGTAGTTCGTCTGAAGCTTCTTGACCCTCAGCTAACAGGTTACGCAAGGTAGCCTGCTGTGCAGGTGTTACAGGCCCAGCTAAGTTGTCTAGTCTTGACACTGCAGTGTGTACTACGTTCTTTATGTCAAGTAGTTCTGTGCGATGCTCAGAATATCGGCTGTCGTCTAACATGTTAGCTACTTCTTCAAACATGTTACTCCACTCATAAGAAGCATCAGGGTCAACTCTTCTAACAATCTGTTCTAGCCGTACATCTTGTTCGTCCAGTGTTACGCCAACTTCAGAATCTATGTCTGACGCAGTTTTAGTACCTTTATAGCCATCTCTACGTCCTTGAAAATGCAAGTCAGATTGCAACTCCTGTAGTACAGAAGCTTGGTCACCTTTGTGCTCAGTTTCAAACATAGACCTATGCATCTGGTAGTCTTTTACTTCTGGAAAGTGTGCTTCGCTGGTGAATCTGCTGTTACGCTTGTCACCTTCACTGAAAGTAGTCACTACTCTTCTGTAAGAGTTACTTTGTGTAGGGTGGGCTTCGTCGTGAATGCTAGTGCCCCTGAATTCATCAATCACTACTTCATCAAATTTGTCCTTACGGCCTGCTTCTATCTTAGCTAACTCTTCTGGAGAGTACTTCTTGTTAACATCTATGGTGTCTTCAAAGCCCGAGAACTTGAGCTCATCTTTGTTTACGCCTGCTCTCTTTAAGGTGTTTACTACTGACTTACCTGGCACTTTCTGGCCAGCAGGTAGTTGGTCTATGCCTAGCTTGAGTAGTGACTTAAAATCGCTCATTATACAGCTCCTTCATTTGTGTTCTGTGGCAATTTAAGTGCTTTGCTCATAGGTTGTCCGCCGTCACCACCATTGCCTTGGGCTATCTGAGACGCTTGCTCTTGAGCACCAGTGTTCTGGCTTAGCATCTGAGCAGTTTGTTCAAGTATTGTGCTTATATCAGGACTGTACTTAGTTTTCATACTCTTTATAGACAGCGCTGCCATCTGGAAGAACCCACCTGGATTAATCTGGCCCATCATCTGCCCTATGTTACCAGACATCACAGTCTCTAGCATTAGCTGAGCTTTCTCATCTTCGTCATTGTAGCTTGAAGACTCTATCTTAACCTGGAACTTGGTAAAGCTAAACTCTGTTTGTTCTTCTGCCACTGGAGCTAATATAATATTGCCGTTATCATCAGTCATGAAGTCACCAGTTGCTGGGTCGTCCATAGGAAGTAGTATGGGCCGCTCACCTTCTGGCGTAGCTTCCATCATAGGCTTATTCAATTCAATCCAACGGTCTCCAGAGGCTTCATCTGAGACCACTAAAATTTGTGTAGCTGTGTAGTATTGCTTTATCAGATTAGCCACGTCCCAGCCTAGTGAGCGATAGAAGGACTCAATTCTGGCAGTCATATATCGCAGTGACATTATTGTTGCGTTCTGCTGCAGCTTAACCTTACGACCTGAGTCAGAAGCGAAAGCCATGCCTAAGAAACTATCATTGATACCTAAGATTCGTTGCACTCTGTCAAACGCTTTGTCAATTACTGTATACTGGTCTAGTACTTCTCTTGATAGCTGCTCAATCTTAATACCACTTAGCTTGTTAACTTCTATAATACCATTTACTCTGTTTACCGCTTGGGTAAAGTCATCTATGTTGTCTACAGCCCCGTCTTCTACAAATACTTTCTCTGAGTTAACCATTAGTTGTAGCCTAATCAACGCTTGGTTAACTGCCTTCTGAGCTTCTTTGACTTCTCTGAATATGCCGTAGTACTCAGTAACGTTAGAGCTATGCAGCTTCTGTACTCTGTAGTGCCACTTAGTGTCTTTATAAGTAACCTCAGTTTTCTGAAGCATCTCCTCACCAGACCAGAAGCAAGACCATCTTTTGCCCTCGTCATCTTCTATTACAGAATGCACTACTAAGTAGTTATCGAATAACCTAAAGTAGCCCTGGTAACCTGCGTCTTGGTTGTACTCGTAGTCTGCTTCATCTACATTTAAGAAGTTCACGTAAGCATCTAGCTTGTCAGTAGCAGTTTTACCGAACATTTTGTTAACTTTAGATTTAGTATACCAACGAAAGCGATGTAAGAACTCCGCATCAGAATAATCATCTAATTGACTTGAAGGGTCCAGAACTAAGTCTGAATCCGGCACATGGTGTATAGTTACTTTGTTGACTGGACGATTGAACTCATCTCTATCACCAGTGTCAACTACATCTGTGTAAGTGCATAGCAGCCCACTTATCATGCCACCAAGTTTAATCTGGTCACCTTCGATGTCAAATCTGTTGTCCTCAAACACACTGTCTAATGTGTCGTTCAACAGAGTAGCCGTGTCTATGTTAGAGTAATTCTCAGCACGTACTTTAACTGTATTAACAACAGTAGAGTAATAACCAACCAGCAGTCTAGCAAACAACTTGATAACATTAAATGTCTCAGCAGGTTGACCACGTGCAGCAAGAATGTTCAACTGCTCAGGTGTATACTGCCTGTTGTGAAACATGTCCCATAGCTCATTAGCTTCCTTACGAGATGGTTCAAAAGCTTCATAGCCTATTTTGAACGTGTCTTTTAAGTCTTGAATGGTTGCTTTCATTTACGTTCTCCAAAGAGTATACCTTTTAAGTGCTCAGGGCTATTCTTTACTTTCTTTAGTTCACCAACCTTATCCACCTGCAATGAAGCTATACGCTGGTCTATACCGTGAATAGCATCGCTAATCTTCTCTGTGCTAGCACCAAGGTAGTAGTGTGATATAGCTTCGTTATTAGTGCTTGCTATTGCTTCAAGCTCACCTTTAATAGTTTCCATTGTACCTTTTAGCTGCTGCAAGATAGGACCCAGTTGCTTACCTAAGCCACCCAATGACCGATTGAACGCCCTTATTTCACCATCCGGTAATGTAGCACCAAACAAGTCATGTCTTACAGCGTTACGAATAGTTTCATAGGCTGTGGTTGCTTCTACACCATCCACATTGTCTGTTATATATTGCTTAACACCGTGCAGCATGTTATCAAACAAACCTGTCTCTTCTTCAGTAAGCTCACCAGCTTTGCCTGCAAGGTCTAAGACTTTCATGTGCTTTCTAGCTGCTATCTTGTCACTTTGACTAAATTCAACGCCCAGTAGTGTTTCAAGTTCTGCTATATCATTAGTTACTGCTCTTCGATTAGCAGGGTCACTCATGTCCATGTCATAGAACGACTTGCCATTGCCTGCTTTAGCATCTAATCGCTCAGTGACAATCTTCGCAGACTCGATATTCTTCTGCTTAGAAGTATTACTTTGAGTTATACCCTTAGCTTTGCTCATTGCATCTTCGTGAGACAGACCAGGATTGTTCATTTGCTGTTGCTTGCTTTCTCTTGACTGTGCGTTGCCACTAGACAATTTAAGCACAGCTTTGTCTATAGCTTCTAGGTAAGGAATACCTTCAGCTTCCATAATTTCCATGGCTGTTCTTTCTACAGTTGAACCGCCTTTGGCTCTACCAGAAGCTTTAGCATCAGTGAGAAGTCGAATAGCTTCGTGTAAAGGTATCTTCATCTCTTCTTTAATCATGGCAGCTGCTCTAGTCATGTTGTCCATGTCTTTGTACGCAATGCCGAACTTTGACAGCTGCTCTCTAATCTGCCTGGTCTTCATAGCAGCCAGAGCTTCTTTAGAGGCGTACTTTGTATAACCAGAACCTTGGTAGATGCTGTCAAGCTTCATTACTGTTTGAGTGCCATCTGGACCTGTAGCTAATACAAAGTTGTTAAGGTCTTCTGGACTGTCAAAGAGGCCATCTATATCAGTTACACCTTGCTGAGCTAGCTGAGCCTCTACTTCAGGTGTTCTAGTCAATGCATCAACAGTGACCATGTTACCGTACATTCTTGCACCTTGAGGATTACTCTTGGCGTCAGTCAAAAAGTTCTTAAGATGCCTAACCTCACCAGACGCTTCGTAGTTGTCAAAAGCAGAGAACGTAGTTTTGCGTAGGTTGTCTGTTTGGATTATTCTCAAATCAGCTTGTGCTTGTTCTAAAGCTAAATCAGACTTTGACTTACGTAGCTCCTTATTACCAACAAATTCTTCTGCCTTAGCTTGCCTGGCTTTAGCTTCAGCCCTACGAGCTTCACGTTCAGGCTGTTCTCGATTGTATTGCTGAATGTTAGCTCCAGCTTTTGCTATACCTAGTCCTATTGCAGCACTCATTGTTGTCTCCTAGTCGTTGTCACTTAGAGCTGTACCGACAGCTGTCAAAGCATTTGATATAGATTCGCCTGCTAGTCGTTCAGACTGGTTTGCATAGCTTCTCTCATTGTTAGAGTTATTTCTTAAAGTATCAAGAAGGTCACTACCAGGGTCTTGGCCTAGTCCTACCTGCAAGAAGTTCATTTGTTGCTCTGCTACTGCTTGCTCAGAAGTAGCTCTGACAGTGGCTTTGTCCTGGATAGTGTCCAACTCTATGTTCATTTCAGCTGCAGCAGCTATGCTACTGTCTGATATGCCACGCTGGGCTAGCCTCTCGTTCAGCTGCTTTAGTCCAGCAGCTTTCTGCTCTTCTATAGCCTGTATTCCAGTGACTTCATACTGGTCAGGAGTTAGTCCTGCGTAGTACTCACCTAAGTTGTCTTGTATTGGGCCATAGACTTCTTTCCAGTCATCATATTGCTCTTGAGCTAAGGCTTGTTCACTAGCTGCAGCTCGCGCAGCTCGTTTCTTGGCTTTTTTACTTGAGTTATTAGACAGTAGTCCACCTACTACAGATATTGCTGCACCTATCCAAGCCATGTTAAAACTCCTTGACTAGGTTAAGTGCCCAGTCTGTTATACTGTAATTGTGATTAGTTCTTTGTATGTTAAATGACTGCATCATCTTGACTGTGTAGTAATCGCCTAAATCACCTACACAGTGAGAAATTATCTCATGAATTCTTTCATCTATGTCGCAGTACGTAACATGCAATCCGCTGATACTCAAGCTGTTAGTTTCCATGTCTTCAAAGAACTGAATCTGCTTTTTGTCAGTCACACCTAAGCTCTCTACTACATGTTTAACAGGCCTGTGTATTACTACTGTAGGGACATTAACAGTACGCTTTATCAACACAACGCCGCTATCTGCTGTTCCTGCAAGCTTCAGTCTAGATTTAAAGTCACTTAAGCTGTTGCAGTCTTTGGTTAACTCGTGAGAACACGGCTTGCCTAATGCAGTAAACAGTGCTGCAAACCACGCTGTCCTGCTCCTGGGTAAACCTGTGACTATGAAACTCACAACTGAGTCCAACCATTAGTCATAGCTAAAGTAAATGTCGAACCTGTCCGGTAAAAGACTCTCAAGTCCGTACCTGTATTTTCTATCATCACTTTGTGCACTACACCGGTCTTAGTTCTAACGCAATGCGCGTATACGATGTATGTAGTTGCACCTGTTAGAGTTACTGGAGGATTAGAAGTCTCACTTCCTAACGTAGTGAATGAAAAGTTACCTTTGAGTCCTGCCCATGCAGGGCTATCAAAATCTTTGTACAAACTGCCTAATTCTGCCGCCTGGTACACGTTCTGGTCCGTCTGTGAGGCTTTGACCGTAGTTGCAGCTAAGTCTGTGACTAGGCTACTTTGATTGCTCTGTAGTTCTAACAAAGTAGTGTCAGAAGAAGTTTTATCTTCTTCTAGTCTACCTACAACTGCTTCTAGTAGCCTCCTAAGCAACTTGGGGCTGTCTACGTTTAATGGTACTTGTAGTTTAGTCATTCTTCTTATTGCCTATCACATATTCGTATTCGTGCACTGTGCCGCTGCCTTCTATTTCGACTTCAAGATAATGGCCGCGCTGCTTGTTGTGAGGTATTTGTAGCTGGTTATTACCCGTGCCGCTTAAAGACTTTGTCAGCACAAGAGACCCGTCAATATAAATCTTTACAATTATATCACCTTCTGAATAAATGTAAACCTTTTTGTACATTTTTTCTTCTGTTATCTTACCCGAGATAAACTTAGGTGACCTGTACTTCAACTCTTCTGATTCCGAGTTAACAAGCAGGCTGTATATAGTGCCATTGAAGTGACCTGATAAAACGTCGTTGATAATGACTAAGCCGTCTACTCCTAGGTTCAAGCGCCGGTACACTGGACCAAACCGCATGTCTAATGCTAGAATAGAGTTATCCTCTTGTAGTAAGTAGTACACTTCGTCGTGTATGACAGAGCTAACAGTAGTCAGAGCGATTTTACCTAGTTTGTCTTTTGACAGCACTTTTACGTTGTCACCTTCTGATATGCACAGACCATCAGAAGACGCCCATACTGCAGAGCCACTTACAAACTGTATCGACTGCGAGCCGATACAGCCTTGGTCAGCAGACAACACATACTTGGATAGCTCTGTAGGACTAGCTCCAGTTATAAGATATGAGTTGTACTTGGTTAACACTATGATGCCGTTAGCTACTGGCGCAATACCAGTTATGTCTGAGCTAAACTTAATTGTGTTGAACGCCGACCAATAGTCAGGCTCACCTATAGCAGAGAAATGCAGTGTGCTACCAGACGCTCCAAACATCATAGCATAAGCTTCTCGTAAGAACCTTAAGTCAGTAGGAGGCGGCTGGTTGTTTTGTGATGTAAGAATCGTGGCCACTATAGCTGTCTGGTTGACCTCGTCTTTGTATGTCTCCTCGCTGTTGTTTAACTCTGCTACAAGTGAGAAAGCAGTTATGTCTTCACCCACTCTGTACAAGCGTTTCTTGTCAACTTGTGGGTCTGAAGAGACTTGTATGTTTGTCAGTGAAGCTGCGCCTAATATAGTTACTATGTCTGATGCTGGACTAGGTGCAGACTCTGTGCCATCTGCAGAGTTATAGAAGGTATACACGTACTGCAGCTGAGCATCAATAGGAGGTATTACGTCTGCATAATCAGCATTAGCAGATATGTCGTACACATCGTCTGTTATTACATCAGTGTCAGTGAAAGCAGTACCTACAAGGTAGTAAGTACCGTTGTACAGTCTGTACACTTGTACGCCTAGTGGACCAAATTCAGCCACTTGTATGTCAGTAAAAGTAAGAGACCTGTTCCTCATACCGGCATAGTAGTCTGCGTAACCGCGAGCTCTGACATAGTCTCCATAAGTCTGGCGTCTGTTGTTTGGTTCATGATAGCCTGGGCTGTTATGTGTAAAGTCATATTGAACAGCTAGTGGTCTAGACGCATATAAGTCGTCTGTGTTAACTATCAGGTACCTAGCTATTATATTAGGTAAGTCGCCTAGCAAGTCAGAGTCTACTTGTACTTCTGTTGGTGGCTTAAGGCCATGATTACTGACTGCTACAGCTTTTAAGACTGGTGCAACTATGCCTAAATTGTGAGTAGTAGTACCATCGTACTTCTTAGGCTGTTCTCCGTCACGTGTATAGTACATTTTCTTTTGGAACTCTACGTACTCAGTTACTTCTTCACCAGTAAGTAATTCATTGTTAGCGTCAAACCACTTAGAATGTTGAAAGCCTGGCACACCAATGCTAGCCTTCTTTTTTACAGGCGCTAGTACGCCTACTGAGTTGTCAACGTTCTCGTACACCGTAGCTTCGTTCAGCTCTAAGAACTGGGGAGCTACTCTAGTGTTAAGCCCTTTGTTAAAGCTTTGGATTTTCATCGTTATGCCTCCTTTTACGCTCTTCTCTCAAAGCCCTCATGGTTGTTAATTCAGTGTTTATGCCTACAAGAGTCTTGTGCATCTCTTTGTGTGCTAGAGCTGTAGAGGCTTGTAAACTTTCTATTGCTGTTGTGTTTCTGTCAAGTAATTCTTTCATTGGAGCCGTCCTCAATGTAATTTGCTCCTCTGTCTCTTTTTTAGTGTATGAATCTATGTTCTTTTTAAACATATAAGCCCAAACTGTTGCAATAGGTACGAATATCATAACGTTCATCCACTCTTTAATAAATTGGTCCATTATACTTCCAAAGGTGTAAAGCCAGCAGGAGGTGCATAAGTTTGTACACCTTGGTGTGTTAATATTTTTGCAGTAAAACCGTCTACTGCATGAGTCATAGACAGTGCTGGTCTTATCTTGTCTCCAAGCACGTGGCCAGGAACTGTAATAGTGGTAATCTCAAAGCCATTGATATAAACTGTTACTATAAGAACAGTAAGAAGCACTTGGTTAAAATCAAAAGCCATAGACACTATATCGTCTTTACCTATTTTTAATGCAGCAGTTGCAAGTGCTATCCCATTTGCGTACTTGGCTAAGTTAGTTATACCTCTTCCGTAGTAAGACTCACCAGGGAACACACCCGGATTCTCTCTGCCATTCACCCACCAGCCGAACACTGGCATGTTTGTTAACACAGAACCTATTGAATTTGCCACATTCTGAGACGTAGTGAACTCCACATACTTCTTCTCACCTTGTGATATTACAACCTGTGTAAACGCTGAGCATGCACCATAGTTCATAGCGAATGGTGTACTTTGGTTGAATGTTTCAACATGGTAAGGTTCAGTTCCTACTCTTGTCGCTTGTTGGTCTGTTGTTCTTGTTGTGCCAAGGTCATATGGCTCTGTAAAGCCACTAAAGCCTATGGCTGTTATAGTAGCTCCTGAGTACAAGCCTAACACTGGGTCAGCTGCTATACCTGATGAAGGGCCTAAGTCAGGTCCAGCAGGTCCAGACCCAGCTCCGTCAGCTTGTATTTCATTGTACTCCTTGAGTACTTCTACGTGAGAAAGAGAGCCATGGTATATCTTGACGTTATCTATAGCACCATGGAACTTTGTTACCAATGAAGACTGGCTCTGACCACCTATGTACAACGTCTCTGTTCCATTGCCTACTGGTATGTTATGTGCATTATTAACATCAGCTATGATATTGCCGTCTACATACACTTTGTGCCTGCCGTCAAAGATGTCGTTAACAAAAGCTATCCTGTACCACACGTCATCGTCTGGTGTAGCATTGCCATTAGATATTGTGTCGAAGTTGGTGCTACCTTCAAACTCAAAGCTATGAGTATTTTGATTATATCCGATGTACCATAGAAGATTACCACTGGACTGCCGCACGTCCAGTAGCTTTTGAGTTATACTGCCACTTGCAGCTTGAGTCATTACTTTGGCGCTAAGTATAACAGTAAACTCACCTTGAGGCAAATCCCAGTCTACACTCTGCCCAGCGTTAAAGTTCTCATTGACCACTAAATCAGTAGGAACAAAGCCTGTATTCGTGCCTACTTCGCCGTCTACGTAAGTGATAACTCCTCCATTCTGTATGGTCAATGGGTGGTCTATAGCAGACACAGAAGAGTCCAATAGTGGATTCTCACCTCGACTGTCGAACTTCCAGTAAGCTATAGGTAATGGCGTAGGTCCGTACAGTGCTTCGAACTCAGCTAAGACATCAGCGTCGTTCAACGCCTCGAGGTATATTTTAACTTCATCTAGCTTGCCTACGAAGTTATTAGATACTTGACTACCGCTTGTACTACCAGTTCTACCAAAGTACATTCTGTTAGAAGTAGAGTAACCAGGCGACTGCGATGCAATAGGTGCAGTGCTTATATTATAGCCATCTACGTATACCTTAAGCTCAGTGCCAGTGACAACAAAGGCTAGTCTGTACCAACGGCCAGTAGTGGTAGTGAAACCAAGAGTGGTGAAATTTGAATCATCGTCTATCGTGTACTCTTCGGTTGATTCTCTGTAAGTTAACTTCCAGTTTGACGTAATAGAGCCTGAGTTGAATAAGCCCATGACAGTCTTTAGAGTTGCGTTAGTGCCAAACTCTGCGTTGACACTTACTATAACCGTGTAAGGCTGGTCGTTAGTAAAGTCAAAAGAAGTGTTTGTGAGAGTCCTAGGCCCAGAGCTTGAAAAGTCATTAAACGTTAGTGCAGTATCACCAGCGTCCGCTGTAAAAGCACCTTGAGTTGTTTGTGATGCAGGAAATAAGTTAAATAGCTGATGAGTGGCCGCGACTGCTGAGTCTAGTAGTCTGTCATTAGCACTACCAAAAGTGTCAAATTTCCAGTGAGCTAAAGGAGCGCCCGCTGAAGGTCCTGGAGGCGTAACCTCACTGCCTTTCTTAGCAAACACGGGGTATATGTTGGAGCTAGTCATTATGCTAAGTCCCCAGCTATAACAAATGTGTCAGCTGTGTACATCTGCACTGACATTATACTGTACTGCACTCTTGTACTTAATAAGGTGTCTGCACTTTGCATAGCTGCACCAACAGCTGCCACTACAGTGACTTGACCTGTGCCAGTTTGTAACACTTGAGTATGGTAACCAACCACTAAGCCAATAGGCATTGTAATAGTAATAGCAGAATTCGACGTGAACTGCAGTATCTTGCCTATATCGTCGTCTAGTAAAGTATAAGAAGTATCGGATATGACTTTAACAACATTAGGTCCAGTAGAGCCTAAAAGGACCCAGACAGAACCGTTCCACTCATAGTCTTCAGCTGGTCGTGCTGCAGCAAAGTACAGTCTACACTTAGTAAACTTAGCTGTGTCTAACGCATCTCGCTCAGCCACACTATTCACAGGGTAAATAGACCTTACTTTGTTCATCAAGTAAGTACCACCATTCCTAGTCTGGCTACTAGTGCCTTCACCATACAGGATGTCCTCTTGGCCTGCTAAATTCTTTTTAACTACTCTGTTACTCATTCAAATGCACTCCTGTACTGCGTTCTACGCTGCGTTGTCATTACACCGTCGTTTCTGCTATGCTTCTTAGCTAATTCTAATTCTCTATCATACAACACAAGAGCTTTCGCACTCTTAGCTTCATTCCTAGTGTCATAGTCATCATCAAATGCATGTGCTAGCACATAAAACTTAAGTGCTTTATCATACATGGTAGGTATAGGTAACTCGTCTTCTAAGGACACCAAAGTAGCAGCGCTTTTTATGTACTGAATTGATACCTGGGTCGTAGTTTCTCCCACACTGGACAATATTCCTAGGTCTTGCTCAAAACTCTCAAAAGATATTAAAGGGTCATAGAAGTCCGTTACAAGTCCATATGGGCTATCGAAAGTATAATCGGCTGTTCCATCTGTCTCAATCTCAATTGCGATGCCGTATAGCTCATCGCCAGCGAAGTTAACAACTCCAGCGTTCTCAAAAGTGTATTGGTCTATAGCTATACCGTCATCTGGAATAGGGTAGACCTTTATAGCAGAAGGGTTTCTGTTGTCAAACACTATGGCTTCTACTTCAGAGCCTGTATCATCTTCCCAGGTCAGGCTTCTGCTATCGTTGGGACCATACACTTCAGCACGCTCCCAGTAATCTGTCCTGTTTTCATTAAACACTGCTCTTCGTGCTTGCTCATCAAGTACAGTATGTGTAGTAAGAGGTATCTCTCTACCATCTACTGATGCTCTTAGTATTAAGTAGCAATCATAAGGTAAGCTATAATCAGCCTGGCCTACTATCATTGCTATGGTTATAGATGCCTTTAACAACTTAGAGTGTATGACTATGTCTTCTACTCCTTCACTGACCAAAGATAGTAACCGCTCATCAGACCAACGCTCGTTATCCGAATCAGCCAGTGTGTATCTTGCCTTCTTTATTATTTCTGTTACTCTAGACATCTTAAGACTCCAGGTACAACCCAGTAGGGTTAGTAGTTATGGGCTTGTTTAGTCGATAGGTACAAGGTCCACCTAGTTGTATTAAATTTATAGATGTGTCTAATATCACTACTGGTAGTACTTGCACCCAGATGCCACCCATGTCTGCCTCAATACCTACTAGCTCAGCTCCAGATAAGCCGTTCTGGCCTATGCTAACAAACTGGTCAGTAGGTACGAAGAATATGTAGTCTTCTGCCTGGGTCTTAGGTTCTATTACTGTTTTCATCGTTTAAATACTCTTGTTATGTTTCGTTTCAGACTTCTCAACTTCTCTCGTACTAGTGTACTGATGGCAGCAACGCCGACTACAAAAGTCTGTGTGGCAGAGACTATTCCGTTTACTGCCGCTGCGGCTATAACAGCTGTTAGGTAAGCCTCGTTTTGAGTGCTTGTGCTTGTGGCAGTTATAGTGAATAGTCTGAATATGTATTTTGCTACGCTTGTTGTTCCAGCCACTGTTGCAGTTAAACTCTTACCGACTACTTTAGTAACTGATGGTGTGCCTATAACTGTAACTAACAGTTCTATGAAAATTCCTATAACTGCCGCTGCACTAGCTAGTACGCTTCCTACAGCCGAAGCAGTGAAGGCTCTAAAGTAAGAAGACTGTTTAACACTTGTAACAGCCCCTGTAGCTACACTACTAAATGACCTAAAATAGTTACCCAGCAACGTAGTACCTGCGGAGCCTACGGCTGAGTGTACTAGCACTTTGCCTACTAACTTTGTGCCACTAGCCGTCGCATTAACTATTGCAGACAGCGTGCGGCCTATGACAGATGCAGAAGAAAAAGAGGAACTACCCGTTGCAATGGCCGAAAACACAAAGGTTAATAACGCTCCTATTGCACTAATACTAGTGCCAAGTCCAACCGCAGAGAAACTTCTTGCGTAGGTAGACAGCCTACTGTTAGTGACTGTGCCTACTGCAGATGAGGATAGTGCCCTTATAGCTGTAAGTAGTCTAGCTATGGTTGGCACGGCAACTACAGTAGCTGTTAGTGTACGTAGCAAAGACACCACCCTAGCCATAGTTGCTGTGCCAGTTGTTGTTGCCGTGCCAGACTGAGATGTTGTAATTGCGCCACCTCCAGCACCAGCACCTGAGAACACTATGACTCCATGACAACCACCAAATGTTGTTCCACCAGAAGTGTCAGCGCCTATAGACACGCTGGTCTCTGTAGCAGTTATCTCTTTATAGTAGCATACAAACCCACGATAGGCAGGTGATGTTATTATGTTGTCTTGTGTTTCAAGGTTAAAACCTGTAGCTGGAATAGCAAACGTAGGTGTTACGTTACCACCATAGTACTTCCAGTATATTACCACATCACCTGACGCAGCGCTGTAAGTAAGAGCTGGAGTATGATTAGTGAATGTGCTAGAATCTGAGTTGTTCTTTGGAGTGGTCTGGTCTATACCATCTAAAGTAATAGCATAGCCACCTTCACTGACAGGTGTACCTGACCAAGTTAAACTTAGTGTTTGTGAAGTTGTTCCAGGATTTACTAGGTAGTTTAAGTTGACCGAAGGGTCTCCACTACCAATTATGTTTATTGATTCATCATGGTCTTCAGTAAGTGTAGCGCCACCGAAGTCTTGTGCGCTTGCTGTTGCAGTGCCAGACCTGTAGAGATAAGGAATCCATACCAGTAGGGTGTCAGTTCCTGCTGCAGGTGCATAGGCCGCTCCATCCGCTGCTGCTGCTCCACTGACAAAAGTTCCCATTACATAGTCCTGTTAGTAACCTCGCTCTATACAAGCAGCGAGACTATTGTTATGACCATACTAGGTCGAATGTAAACTCTATTTTATCGCCATTCGCTAACACAATACCTGTAAAATCACTCTTCTGTAACATGTTACCACCAGAGGCAGCATCAAAGACACCGCCGTTAGTAATAGTCTGAGCAGAAGCTGAAGTAAGCGTAGCAACAAAACGATTTGTGTTTGATGCGGGTTGTGACATAACTGCAGTAACACGAGCCTCAGCTGCTTCAGTGAACAGTGTAGTGTCCGCTTTAGTCGCTGTGCCCGCACCAGTGCCCCAACCGATTGACCAAGTTGGAACAGCTGATGTGCCATCAAGAATGTCAACTACTTTGTCTTCACCAGCATCCGTAAATATATCAGCCACGTTATAACTCCTCTATGTCGCCATTAGCGCGAGTAATTTTGATTTTAAGGTTAGTAGCTTTAGCCACTCTGGCTCTTGGATGTTCAGGAGTGTCTTCAAAAACACGACCACGAACGTTACCTTGGTGAGCTCTGACTTCCTGTCTACGCCAGGCCTTATAATCTTCTTTCCACTTGCTAATTATACTCATAAAATTTAAGGGCCACAAGGACCCTCTCCAGTTAAAACTTAGTGTATTCGCCTGAAGTCTTAGTGTACTCAAGGTACTCTACGACAATGACGAACTTACCAATAGCAGTTTCTGCACCGACTTTAGTCACTCCTAAGAATAACGTCTTGCCTGAACCCGTATCAGACTGTCCAGTGAACGTACCCTGGTCACCTAGAGTCTTACCATTAGCAGCAGACAGGATTTGAGTTCCGCCTGAAGTTGTTCCAAGAGTAAAAGTAGATGAAGTAGCAGCATCGCCAGCAGTCTTCACGTGAATATACGCATCAGTGATAAGTATATTTGCAGGAAGGTTAGCAATCTCGTGGTTCCCGTTACCGAGAGCCAGCTCAAAGCTTTCCGTGCCTTCGTTTAGCTCAGTAGCGAAGAAGCATTCTACCTTCTTCTGAGCCATAGTACCTTCGCGTCTTAAGTCAGTCATTACGCTACTCCCAAGTCAACAGCGATAACACCGTAATCCAAGTCAGCAACTTTAGCTTTCTTGTATTTAGCATTTTCCGCTTTCAAGTGGCACTTACGAACTTCCATCCAATACTCAACTGCCGATTCTGATTTGATACCAAAATCTTGAGAAGGCTGGTATTTGTAATCAGGTTGCTTGCCCATCGCTAGTTGCAATGCACTACGCCCTAATAACAAACCACGTGAATGAAGGTCAGAAGACGTGTCGTCAAAACCAGCTTGGCCAGTCCATAGAGCACTCGCAGGGTCCGCACCATCGTACTGTCGCATACCACTAATTTCAATTTCAGAAGCATCAAGCTCCCACCCAGATGTTGTCCCAGAAGTCTCTCCGAAGAAATGACCCGCTTCAACAATCATCAAACGACCAAGAGTACCAAAGACACCTTGGATGTTACGGTTGTTCTGACCACGAATGTCAGCGTCCTTCATGATTGTCTGATAGCCAGCAACATCTTTACGCAAGATATTAGCCATAGACGAGTCAATAACAAATACCCAAACAGGCAAGTCGCCGTGAATACCGTTATTTCCGCGAGAAGCTTTATAAGGGTCTAAAGGACGTCTCATTGCACCAGTACTAAAGCCTTGAGAAGTTCTCAAGATTTTTTCAATGTCAACAAGAGTATTGAAGTTGAAGGTAGTTCCTAAATCGATAATATGAGACGGTGCTTGAAGACCATCGTTATTAGTCAGTAGGTTACCCTGTGCTGCATCAAACAACGACTGGTCTTTGTTACGCACGAATAAATCGCCTAGACCTGAACGAGAGTTTGAGTGCTCGTTGATAGACAAATCACCAATGTCAACGCCGTCGAACTTGTCGCCGTTGTCAACTACTAAGCGATAACGCTCAACAGTAATCTTGTCCGAGAATTTCTTCTTTTGTTCACCCTTACCGTACGCTGTATCTTTACCTTTAACGGCTTTACCAGATAAGTTGCCATCGTAGTCAAAAACAACAGTATGCCCAGCACCTGAGTTTTCATTGTTCTCTTGATATACGATTGCGTCTTTGGTATTGCCTGTAAAGGGCGTCCAGAAAGACTGAGAAGAAGCTTGAATAAGACCTTCACGCATCCAACTTTTGCGTTTCAGGTCAGAAGTAATTGAAACTACACCAGTAGCCATAATCTTCACCTCAAAATAGTTAACGAGTGCACTGCACTCAAAATAATAAACGAGTGCAGTGAGTCCATAAGTAACTACGGTGACTGCGATGAAATTCTAGCTGCTATGCATACAAGATGGAATTAGCACAGAATTGAATTTCATTATAACCCAAAACGTATATATAGTACACTAAAAAACAGTCTTTTTGTATGTTTCGCTAGCGTTGGCGACTATAGCTTGCTTAGAAGGACTACTCGAACCGCCAGAATTAGACATATTAGGCTCGTCTTCTTTAGAAGCACCTTTGTCTAAGACCTTGTTAGCTTTTAAGAACTTACTAGCTTTGCTAATGAACTGCTCGAATGTAATTTTACCGCTAGACAACTGTTTAGTATACTTAGGTGGGATGTCATCTGCTATGACATCATCGTTTATTACGTACTCCGGGTTCTCTTCATTGTACAGCTCTATTTGAGAAGTACGAAGCTCTACTTCAGTCATCTCATTAGCTTTCTTACTGACAGCCGCACGTTTTTCTTTGAACTTGTTAGCGTTAGTGCCTTTCAACTCTTCTACTTTTGCTAACCAGGCGTCTGGGTCACTCGCTTTTAGTGTAGAAAGCTCAGTTCGCTCTTTAGCAGTCATCATGCTAGAAGCGTCTTCTTCCCACTGTGCTGCCAAAGCTGCGTTCTCTGCTTGTAACGCCTTATTAGCATTCTTTTCTTTGCCATAAGACGCATATGTATCTCGTCTTCTTATTTCAATCTTTGCTGCGTATAATGCTTGACTAGACGCTTCTACGCCCTCTGGTAATTCTAGTTTGCCGTCTGCATTAGGCGCTAGTTGGTCTACCACGCTTTCTACTTCAGCTGCAAACGTATCGTTTGGAGTGCCCATGTGTATTATTCCTATTAAATTATGCGTAAGTGCGAAAATATTATACAACTTTTTGTATCATTTGTACACTTTTTATAATATAATATTCTTATTAAAAAAGGAGCCCGCAAATCATGGCAGTTCACTCGTTTTCTACCCAGACGAAACGCCCACAAGATGAGCAATTAGTCGAAAGAGTCAAAGAGTATTGTACTCAGAGGCACATTAAGTTCAGCGGTATCATATTAGACCTGCTTAAGCAGTTTGAGAAGGAGACTATCGATGGCGAAGTATGATGATGAAACTAAATACTCTGCATTATCCCTACTACACACTGGAGAAGACTTCAAAAGTGTATCAGATAAGCTAAATGTACCTATAACCACGGTAATACGTTGGAACAAAGAACTAAAAGAGTCTATTGCAGACGGAGGCATAAATACGCTAGTCAATATGGATAGAGTAGTCCTGGGCAAAGTCCTAGAAGAAGTGGTAGCTACAGACGTGCAGCTTGCGGGCAAGACAACTGAACTAGTAGATAGCCTGAACTACTCTGCCAGATTAAATAACGAGTTACATCTGGCTGCTTTATCTTTAGTAGCTAAAGCAAAAAGCTTCGCAAGCTCTGCAGACACCTCAACAGAGCTAATAGTGCTTGCAGAGGTATTATGCAATATGCAGACAGCGTTCTTCAACTCTAATTCAACTCAAGTCAATGTACAGAATAACTACAGTGAAAACAGCTACGAAGAGTTCTTATCGGACGCACCTGCAGCATGATTAAGCTAACTAAACCTCAGTTCATGGAACTGTACCCTGACCTCATTCATCTGTACGAACGTTATACCACTCCTCCAGTGTCTAGTAGCTCTAAGGAGTTCGAAGCGAAGTACCTTACCTCTAAGCTCTGGCGTATAAACAACATCTACACTATCATCAACAAAGACGGTGACGCTGTAACATTCGAAATGAACTTCGCGCAGCACCAGGTCTACGCTGCCTCTAGAGAACATGCTCGTATAATTATCCTCAAGTCACGACAGCAAGGCATAAGTACACTGTGGCTGGTGTCATATTTCGACGACGCCGTCTTTAAGAAGAACATGAATCTAGGTCTGATGGCGCAAGGCGCGGACGAGGCAGCAACTTTACTTGAGAGAACTAAGTTTTTATGGGATAAGCTAAGTGATAGCGTTAAAGCCTTTGTAGATGTTAGCTTGGTCAAAGACAACTCGAAAGAGTTCAGTTTCACCAATGACTCGAAAATCTTCATTCGCGTGTCCTTCCGCTCGGCTACACTGCAAAGGTTACACATCTCTGAGTTCGGTAAGATAGCTAATCAATACCCTAAACGAGCAAGAGAAACCAAGACTGGTACCCTCCAGGCGTTAGGTAAAGGCAATACTGGTGTCATCGAGTCAACAGCTGAAGGTGTCAACGACTTCAAGGACATGTGGGACAAGGCAGAGTTAGCAGACCAGGGAGAGCTGTCGTCCAAGGATTTCAAGCCAGTATTCCTACCATGGTTCAAAGACCCTGATTGCATCGAGGCAGTTGACCAGGTCATCGACGAAGACGCCGCGCACTACTTCAAGAAGCTAGAAGAGACAACAGGAGCTAAGCTAACTGTGGTACAGCGTAACTTCTGGGTGTCCCAACGCAGAGAGCTTGAAGGTGACATCTTCCAGGAATACCCAGCAACTCCAGCTGAAGCATTCAGTGCATCCAAAAACGGTTCCTACTGGTCAACATGCTTTACTGAGCTAGTGGTAGCCAGAGGACGGGTAGTCAAAGGTCTCTATGACTCAAATCTTGCTGTGGATGTCTTCTTCGACCTGGGTGTGGACGACTATATGGTCCTAGGCTTTGCACAATGGTGGCGTGGTGAGCATCACATCATCGATGAGTACTGGAACAACGGCTACGGTCTAGAACACTACATCAATGAGATTGAAGACCGAGGCTACAACATCAGAAACCTAAAGCTACCTCATGATGTGGAGGTCCGTGAGCTAATGACAGGCAAGGGAGGCAAAGCAGAAAGCCGTGTGGACATACTACGTAAGTTACTTAAAAAGAAGAAGCTACGGTGGGGTGTGCATACGATGCGAAAAGGAGCTATAGCTGATGGCATACAGTCTGTTCGAACAATGGTCCCTGACTTGTATATTGACTCTCGATGCACTTACCTAATAGAGTGCTTCCATAAGTATTCTAAAGAGTGGGATGACAAGCTCCAAGTATGGAAGAAGACTCCACGGCATGATGAATTCTCTCATGGCGCTGATGTTATAAGAAGTATAGCAACAGACATAGTAAAGAACAATAATGAGGTGGAAAGCATGAGAGCCTCCCAACAGCGGCGCACCGGACATGACATTTAGTTCACCTGCAGCTTTCTTATTAAATTTAATACATTGCTATATATCCAAGGTTCGAACTCTAATTTCACCTGCAGCTTTCTTATTAAATTTAATACATTGCTATATATCCAAGGTTCGAACTCTAATTTCATGTAACTACTAGCGACCCGAACTGGCCCTAGCCCCTCGACAGTAACGGCCAGGAGCATTCGCTTGCAAGCATCACAAGTGTAACAACCATACTAGTAACGCATCCAGGTCACTACATTAGTAGCAACGATGCCTGGTCAAGCAACACCATTACAGTTGTAACGATAACACGACACATGTAGCCGCACTGCCTGGTTGAGTGTGCTCGTCACCTGGATAGTACTGAGAACTGACCAAGTAAAGGTCACACGAGTTGTATAGCTAAAGCTCCTATTTCGTCGCTCACTGAGTTATTACTATAGCCTAGCTAATCATACTCTAAGCTAATAATAATGCGGTGACGGAGATTTGCTCCTGTGTCATCACTCACCAGGTTGTTATATTTCAGTATAACAATGTATACTAGTTAACAAATAACTCAGTGAGCAAGCAGGTTGGAGCTCTAAATAAGCTTATATTTATATAGTAATTGATTAAAATATGTACTTCTTTCGTAGCATTTCGTTACATTTGAAAGTGTACTTTATTAAATTATTAGTGCATCATTAACTTACTGACATTGTTCAGACAGTTCTTTAAAAATATAAAGCTTGATAGTTTAGTTTGTTTCAAAGAAGATACTAGTTAGTGCCTTCTTTGAAGCAAACTAAGTAGTGACAATTCCTGTCACTATAATAACTGGAGACATAATATGTCAACTACTATCAAAACTCAATATCAAGATGTACATAACTTA